CGTTAACTTTGGCCGTAAAACCAAAAACCTTTTGGACGACGACCGCTATAAAGAGGTATTTCCTGATGTTAAACTGGCTGCGGATAGTAAGGCGTCTGGACGTTGGGATACCTCTAGCGGAGGCATGTACTATGCTGTTGGCGTTGGCAGTAATCTTGCTGGCCGTGGTGGGGATCTTGTAATCATTGACGATCCGCACTCGGAGCAGACGGCGATGTCCGCCAACGGCTTTGACGATGCTTGGGACTGGTACACAGGGGGCCCCCGGCAGAGGCTCCAGCCGGGTGGGTCGATTGTTTTGGTCCAGACCCGGTGGTCCGAAAAGGATATGACGGGCCAGCTTTTAAGAGCGATGGCTAAAGACCCCCTAGCGGATCAGTGGGAAGTTGTAGAGTTACCGGCTATTTTTGATGACGGGACCCCGTGTTGGCCGGAGTTCTGGTCTCTTGAAGATTTGACCGCGGTAAAGGCGTCCATTCCCCCGAGCAAGTGGAACGCGCAGTATCAGCAGAACCCAACGGGTGAAGAGAATGCGATTATTCCGCGTGAGTGGTGGAAAAAGTGGGAAAAGGACAGCATACCAAACCTTGAATACGTCATTCAGAGCTATGACACGGCGTTTAGTAAGCGGGAGACGGCGGACTACAGCGCGATAACAACGTGGGGCGTATTTCGTCCGGAGGAGGCTGGGGGTCCCCCGGGAATAATATTATTAGATAGTAAAAAGGACCGGTGGGACTTTCCGGAGCTCAAGAAGGAGGCTTTGGAGCAGTATCATTATTGGGAACCGGATACTGTAATTGTAGAAGCCAAGGCGTCTGGTCTACCTTTGACGCAGGAATTAAGAAACATGGGCATACCCGTTGTTAACTTTACGCCGAGCAAGGGAAATGATAAACTAACGAGAGTTCACTCTGTGTCGCCTCTTTTTGAGTCCGGTATGGTTTGGGCCCCCGACACCGTCTTTGCTGATGAGATGATAGAGGAGGTGGCGGCATTTCCAAACGGGGAGCACGATGACTTGGTTGACAGCATGACACAGGCATTAATGCGCTACCGGCAAGGTAATTTTGTCCAGTTGCCCAGCGACGATTGGGATGACGAGGACGCACAGGTTCAGATAAGGGCATATTATTAATGGGCGATTCGATAGTAGATTTGGGGGCCGCGGCGGCTGATTATGTAGGCGACGCTCTTTCTGGTGCATATGATTATTTAACAGGGACCTCTGAAGCTTCGGCCAGTGGTGGTTACTACAAATCTCTTGGACCGGGCGCTCGGCAGTATTATTCGGGTCCCGGAGAAGATAAAAGCTCTTCTATTATGGATTACATTGGTTTTGAGGATGGCGGCGCAGTAGATCTTGGCGCAGGGTCCCCCGAAGAAATGGAAAAATTTCTAGAGTTTTTGCGTAAAAACCGTCCTGTGTACAAGGAGGGTGATGAGCGCCCGTACACCTATTACAGCGATATGCTGATGGTTCCCGAAGAGAAAAGAAACACGCCAGAGCAGGAGTACGAGACTTTGCCTCGTGCTGATCTGTATGAGGGCTTTGCGGAACCTTCTTATGGTATCACGTTAGAGGACATTGAAAAGGGAACTGCCCGCTTGTCTGACATACAGGACGAGGCGGTGATGGGGAATCCTTATGCTGGCACGTCTGGTAATTTTGTACCACAGCAGTACGAGATTGTTGACGGCAGTGTGATCGCCAATCCTGTTGGTTTTGGCGGTGGCGGCGTTGTATCGTTAGGCGCGGGTGATCCGGGGTATATAGACATGGGTGACATGTCTATGAACGAAGGGTTTGGCTTGTCCCGCGACGATCCGGCATACATGCAGGAAAGCGGTTTTTCTGGACCGGCATACGCGGAAGACCAAACGCGGCCCGCGGATCTTTTAGGTCCTTTTTTTGAGGAGTACAATCCGGTAGACGGTGAGTATAAGCGCCTTGAACGCTATGACATGTATCAGGATTTTCCGGAGGGCCGCAGAGGGTCTGACTTTGGTCGCTCGGCCCCGGAGATTGCAATGCAAGACGGTGGCAGTCCGGCGGTAGAGGGCATTATGTCCGTGGACCTTAGTAAGGGGGCGGACACAACGGGCCCTGACACAATGCAGCCTATTCCGCAATATCCGGGCATAGAGGGTTTTGACATATATAAGGATTTAGCTCCGGAGCAATTTAAGCGTCGCCCTATAGACAAGCAGATGTTTGATAAGAAGCGCGGCTTTCAGTTTGGTCAGATGGTTGAGTTGCGTAACGAGGCCGTTGGCGGCAAGTTGTTGAAGCAGGCTGGTATTATGATGCCTGTGGATCAGGTGAAGCAGACGGTTGATCCGAAGGTCATGGATCAGATGTCACGGATCTTGGGGCGGCAAGTTGTCTGATTACCCTACAATGAGGAGATATCCTGAAAGGGACGGACCCATTGAAGGAGAGATACCGGCTACTCTGAAAGGTCTGGCTCAAGGTGCAACCACTGATTTAGGTGGCGGTATCTTGGACGCGGGGGCAGCGATCACAGGTGCTGCTTCAGAGATAGACCCTAGTGTACAGGTTTTTTCTCCTACTGCTTCGGCCTTGTCCGCGGCCAATCCTTTTCTTCAAAGTCTTGTAGATAAGTATGGATCAGAGGCTTTAGGTGAAGCTATATACGGTAAAGAGGACACTCCTTTACTGCAAAAAATCCGGGATGACGCTCGTTTGATTGGTGGAATAGCCGGTCTAGGTGAGATGGCTACAGCTAAAGCCGCTAAATTTGCGGCTGAAGGCATTGGGAATTTCATGCGGTTTTTGCCGAATGTGCGCCCGCAGGCGGTAACTCCGGATGGTCAGATTATTCCGTTACCGGACGAGTCCCTTCCTAACACATCTGTAACGTCTATGTCTTCGGACGATTTCACATCAGGTTTAAAAAACTTACAGTCTTCCAAGTCAAAAATTTTGTCGCTGACGGACAGGGATGAGGCTTTTGATGCTACGGCTAATTTACAACGTGGGACGCCTGAAGTTCAAATGGTTAATACCCAGAGGCTTATGGGTGGAGGAGTTTTAAGCTATGCGATTGAGCATGGTGGTGATTTGTTGCACCGAATGACAGAAAGAGGGGGTAATTTTTCTGAATTTGCTAGACCCAAGGTAAAAAGTTTAATTCGCTCTTTAGAGAGCGAATATGGTTTTGGGCGCGAGTTCACGGAGAATATGCGTAGCAATTACCGGTCTAAGTTAGAAGCAGCTAAATCGCAGGGCGAAGAATTTTACCCGACTTTTGAAGATTACGAAGATGCTGTTCTAAAAAATTTAGATAATTATGCGGCATACCATTCACAGTTGCCTGTATTTAATGAGTTGCAACAAGCAGCAAGAGACACGGCTATATCTTTGGGCAAGCGTGATTTTGATGGAGCGTTAGAAAATTTACGAATATTAGACGACGCCATTGAAGACGGATCTTTTGTAGAGCGCAATAGAAGTTTTGATCCGGAGTTTGAAACGAAGGCCGCGGCCCAAAGTTCTACTTTGTATCGCTCTGAGGCAGCAAGTTATGAAAACCCAAATGAGGGTGCGATTTTTTATACTCCCGATAAGTCGTATTCGGATCTCTATGCGAGTGAGGACCGAGTGTTGCGGAAAACAAGTTTACCCGCAGATGTTTTTGACATTCGGGAGCCCCGCAACTCAGAAGCTGTGCTAAATTGGGTTAACCAGAAAGTTTCAAACTTAGAAGACCTTTCTGGTGCTTCGGTGGACATAAGGGATGTTTATGCCGGTATTGAACAAGGTGGCCCGCAGGGCGCGTCTCGTGCTTTAGCTGCTTATAACAACATTTTAGCTAAACAGGCGGAGCGTTCTATAATTCCGGGTCAAGCGGAAAAGATGTTTATGCAGGATTTCGGCGTTGACGCGATGACTATAAAAGAGGCTGGTCGAGACTTAGATGAATATAGCGTAGCTTTTAAAGACGCTCCCGTGAACAAAGCTCAAGGCGGCGTAATAACTTTGGCCGACGTAGCGCGGAACATGAACCGCGGCCCGCGGGGCGTAGCCGCTCTTGCACCAATAGCTAGGAATATGAACCGGCCTATGGTAAGTTAGGCCTAGAGGAGATAAGAGATGGCACGTAAACCAATTGGCGGTTTGATGGACAAGAATGTTCCTTCGCAGCTTGATCCGGAGGATTTAGCGGCGGAAGTAGAGCTTGAGGTTCCGGGCAGCATGGACAACGTCGTGTCTTTTGAGGGCATGGCTGAAGGCATGGACATTGAGATTTCTCCGGAGGAGGACGGTGGTGTAACCGTTGATTTTGATCCGGAAGATCAGCGCGGCATGAACGACGATTTTTATACAAACTTAGCGGAAGAGATGCCGGACCGTGAGCTTGACCGCATTGCCGGTGAGTTATTGGGTGAGTTTGACGCTAACAAGGCAGGAAGGCAGGATTGGGAAGATGCTTATGCAAACGGTCTTGAACTGCTTGGGTTCAACTACGAGGAGAGGACCCAGCCATTTAGAGGGGCTTCTGGGGTTACGCACCCGTTGCTTGCCGAGGCGGCTACGCAGTTTCAGGCGCAGGCGTTCAATGAGTTGTTGCCAGCCAGCGGCCCCGTGCGAACTGCTATTATGGGAAGCGAAACAAGAGAAAAGCAGCAGCAGTCGCAACGCGTAAGACATTTTATGAATTATTACGTCACTAACGTGATGGAAGATTACACGCCGGACATGGATCAGATGCTGTTCTATTTACCGCTGGCGGGTAGTACCTTTAAGAAGGTTTATTACGACGAGACCTTGGGCCGTGCGGTAAGTAAGTTTATACCGGCGCAAAACTTGGTTGTACCGTATGAGACTTCTGATTTGGACACATGTCCAAACATAACCCAGTCTATTCGGATGTCTTTAAACGATTTGCGGAAAAAGCAGGTCGCGGGCTTTTATTTGGATGTTCCGGTCATTCCGGCGCAGGCTGAGATGGACTCTGTCTCAGACGAGCTAGACCGGATAGACGGTACGTCATCTACGCAGATTGATTACGACTGCACCATTTTGGAGTGTCATGTTGATCTGGATTTGGAAGGGTATGAGGAGCTTGACGAGGACGGCGAACCTACAGGTATTAAAATACCATATGTTGTCACAATCAGTCAGGATAACGGGCAAGTCTTGTCTATTCGCCGGAATTACCGCGAGGATGACGAGTTAAAGCGCAAAATCCAGTATTTTGTGCATTATAAGTTCCTTCCGGGCTTTGGTTTCTATGGTTTAGGCCTCATTCATACTATTGGCGGTTTGTCACGAACCGCCACGGCGGCACTGCGACAGTTAATTGATGCTGGTACGTTGTCCAATCTCCCAGCGGGTTTCAAGGCCCGTGGGCTACGTATCCGGGATGATGATGATCCGTTGCAGCCCGGTGAGTTCCGTGACGTGGACGCACCCGGAGGGGCTATTCGTGACAGCCTGATGCCGTTGCCATTTAAGGGTCCTGACCAGACGTTGTTTAATTTGTTAGGTTTTGTGGTTCAGGCGGGTCAGCGGTTTGCCACGATTACGGACATGAAGGTCGGGGACGGTAACCAGCAGGCGGCAGTAGGTACAACTATTGCGATGCTGGAGCAGGGCTCTCGGGTAATGAGCGCTGTGCATAAACGTATGCACTATGCCATGAAGCAAGAGTTCAGGATTTTGGCTCGGGTAATGAGCGAGAGCTTGCCGCAGGAGTATCCGTATTCTGTAGAGGGTGCGGACGCCACGGTAATGCGGTCTGATTTTGATGACCGCGTAGATATCATACCGGTATCTGACCCGAATGTATTTAGTCAGGCGCAGCGCATTGCTTTGGCTCAGACTAAGTTGCAGTTGGCGGGGGCGGCCCCTGAGTTGCACAACATGTACGAGGTGTATCGGGACATGTACGACGCACTTGGTGTGCGGGACGTGGACCGTATTATGAAGCGCATTCCTGATGATGAGCCGACTCCGAAGGATCCGGCGCAGGAGAACATCGACGTAATGGACATGGTGCCGTTACACGCTTTTGAGGGTCAGGAGCACGAGGCGCACATTATGGCGCACATGGTCTTTGGCTCTACTCCTATGGTGGGAAGTATGCCGACTATGGCTATGGCCTTGCAGAAGCACATTATGGAGCACGTAAAGATTGCGGCGCGTGAGCGGGCAGCGGTGCAGTTTATCCAGAGCAGGCAGGCCGCGGGCGGCGAGGCGGCCACTGAGGAAGAGATGTTGCAGATTGAAGGCTTAACGGCACAGTTTGTTGCGGAAGGTATGCAGATGGTCAAGCAGATGTCTGGTCAGATCTCTGGTGAAGGCCCTGATCCGCTGGTTCAGCTTAAAGAGCAGGAGCTTCAGATCAAGGCGCAGGCCGAGCAGGCGGATGCACAGAACGACCAAGCCAAGTTGCAGCTTGACGCACAGAACCAGCAGTTGCGGGCGGATCAGTTCCAGCAGCGGTTGGCGGCGCAAGAGCGGCAGACACAGGCACGTATTCAGTCTGCTATGGAGCGTGAATTACTTAAACTTGGCAGAGGAGGCCAGTAAATGAAAAGCGCAGTAAAAATTGTAACGAATAAGCCGGGTGCGGCACCCAAGGCAGTAGAATATGCTCAGATTGATAATCAGGGCCGCATTCCTTATGGCAAGACCGCGGATGTAAAGGTTCCAGTCAGCATGAGTCGTGCAACGGCTCGTGGCATGGGCGCTGCCGTAAAAGGTGGCGGCTACAATAGTTGTAGCTAATGCCGTTAACGCGTGGGTCAAGTCAGTCCACTATCAGCAAGAACATTAGTAAGCTGATGGATGAGGGCTACAAGCAGAAGCAGGCTATCGCTATTGCTTTGTCAGAGGCAGGTAAGTCAAAGAAGAAAAAACGAAAAAAGGCATAGTTTTTTAGCTTGGGGGCAAAATGATTGCGGAGACTTTAGCAGGAATAGCCCTGTTTAAAAGTGCTGTAGACGGCATAAAAGGAGCGATTGGCACGGCTAATGACGTGTCTGAAATTGCGGGCTATATAGACAAGCTTTTTGAAGGCGAAAAGCAGGTTCAAGAACGGCGCAATAAAAAAGCCTCCGCTGCCGGACTAGCCGATCAGTTTGGTGTAGAAACGGTCGCCTCCGAAATCATAGACGCTAAGCTAGCTAAAGAAAAAATGTATGAAATCAGCCAGTTAGTGGATTTACGGTTTGGGCCCGGCACTTGGAAATCAATTGTTGACGAAAGAGCTAGACGTATACAGGAGGCAAAAGAAATGGCAGCAGCGGCAAGAAAGAAAAAAATGCAGGAAGCAAAGGAATTTGAGGAAAACATGAAGCAGGTTGTGTTGGTATCAACCGTAGTAGTTTTAAGCGTGGTGTTTTTTGTCTTTTTGTTTTCAATAATGTTATGACCCAGAAGAAGTTAGAAAACAACAGCCGTTATAATAAACACGATCTGGACGGTGACGGTATCGTAACAGACGCGGAACTGGCGCGAGAAAAAGAAATGATTGAAATAGAGCTTCGTGAGGAAAAAAGCGAAGCTCAAAAACGCATGGCTTGGATTGCTATGGGCAGCATGATTGTATTTAGCATCGTTCTTTTTTTACCGGTTGTATCGGACAATCGCGTTAAAGCTTTAGCCGACTTGCTGGGTCTTTTCTACATAGCGCAAGCTGGCGTGGTGGGCGCATACATGGGCACAACAGCGTGGATGAGTAGAAAATAATGGAGAATTTACGTATACCGGTAGCTCTTGTTGTGGCAATGGTTCTGCAAATCTCCGGTGGCGTCTGGTGGGTTGGGCAGCAAGCTCAGACAATTTCACAGCTAGAAGAGACTGTGAAGGAAATGTCTAGTCGCATGGCGATTGAAGCAAATGTAAATATGAAACGCGATATTCAGCGCAATACTGAGTCTATTGAAGGTTTGTTTGAAGCTGCACAAAGCAACAGTATGCACATGGATAAAATTGTTGATTTACTCCGGCGCGTCTCAGTTATTGAAACAGAAATACGCTTTTTGTTGAACCCTACTAGACACCCGATGGAATGATATGTTTCAAGCTCTTGTCCTTGCATGTATGGTTTTTCAACCAACCGTATGTTGGCAGCTAGAGGACCAGCTTGGGCCGTACAAAACGTATGAGAAATGCGAGGCTAGGGCGTTAGAAATGGGAAGAGCGGTTCATATCCACATGGCGGGTTATCGGCCGGTATCTTGGAAATGTCAGGCTTTGCCAAAAGGGAGATTAAGCACATGATGAGTTTACTTGGAAGTTTGTTGGGTTTTGGAACAAGTTTCTTGCCGGAGGTATTAAACTTTTTTAAGGCTGGGCAAGAGCACAAACAAAAGCTTGAAACCATGAAGATGGAAGCTGAGTTGATGGAAAAGCGTTCGGCGCTAAAGTTGCAGGAGCTTGACAAACAGGCGGATATAGCTGAAACGAAAGGCATATACGAGCATGACAGATCCATTGATGCGGGAGGTTTTGTTAATGGTTTGCGCGGTTCTGTACGTCCTGTCATAACCTACGCCTTTTTTATGATGTTTGTAGCCACCGAAGCCGTGATCATCGTAAAAGTTCTGGAAAGCGGCGGTGACTGGAAAGATGCGGTAGAGCTTATGTGGTCTCCCGAAACGCAAGGGCTGTTTGCCGCCATTATGTCTTTCTGGTTCGGAAACCGTGCTGTAAGCAAATACATGAAAGGTAAATAATGGAAGCCAGTTTTTTTAAAAGCCTTGAAATGGTGCTTCATCACGAGGGCGGATTTGTTTCTCATCCGGAAGATCCGGGAGGCGCAACAAACAAAGGAATTACGCATAAAACATATGCTGATTTTTTGGGCCGTCCCTTGGAGGACGTAGACGAGCTAAAAAACATCTCAGAAGAGCATGTCCAAATAATTTACAAAAACGGATACTGGGATAAAGTTAAAGGTGATCAACTTCCTGCGGGGGTTGATTTCTGCATCTTCGATTGGGCCGTGAACAGCGGGCCGAGCAGGGCGGCCAAAGCATTGCAAAAGGCAGTAATGGTAGCGCAGGACGGGGCCATCGGTCCGAAGACGTTAGCTGCGGTAAGTGAGATGACGCCGACAGAAATCATAGAGAGCGTTACAAAGCAGAGAATAGAGTTTTACAAAGGTCTAAGCACTTTTGATACTTTTGGTCGCGGATGGCTGCGTAGAACAAAAGAAACTCGTGACTTTTCATTAGATATGGTATAAAAAGATATCAGACTTAATGCGGAGATATACGAGTGGATGAAATTTACTTTGCTGAAGCCGTTTTCAGGATAATTAAAGAGCGGCGTCAAGCAGTTCAAGACTTGTTACTTTATGACAATGTCAAGAACATGGAGCAATATCGTGAGCTTATGGGGAATTTAAAATCCCTAGATCACGTGGAACAGGAACTCAAGGGCCTGCTAGAGAAACAGGAGCGTAGCAATGACTAAAGCGCAAGAAATCAACCTTGAAGATGTAGCGGAGGGTGTCGCAAACCTCGCCTCGGCTTACGAGGATGTCACCGACAAGGTTTTGAACCCCGAGTCCATTGGTGGTTCACTCTTAGAACGGATGCCAGAACCAACAGGCTGGCGTCTGCTTATTTTGCCATATCGAGGAAAGGGTAAGACCGACGGCGGTATTTATCTCCCCGACGCAGTTGTGCAAGAGCAGACAGTATCCACACAGGTTGGCTACGTCCTAAAGGTAGGATCGTTAGCTTACAAGGACGCCGAAAAGTTTCCGGTGGGTCCGTGGTGTGAACAAGGTGACTGGGTAATGTTTGCCCGGTATGCCGGGTCTCGTTTCAAAATAGACGGCGGAGAAGTTCGGATTTTGAACGATGACGAGGTTTTAGCCAAAATTCAGGAACCTGAAGATATTTTGCATTTCTAGGAGTTGAAAATGGAAAAAGAAGACGAACAGATTGAATTGGAATTGGGTGATTCTGCCGAAGTAGAGGTTTCGGGTGGGGAAGAAAAAGAAGGCGACATACCGCTTGCTGCCGAAGGTGACGACAATTTTGATCGAGCCGACAACGCTACGCAAAAACGGATTGACCGTTTAACTAAAAAGATGCGTGAAGCAGAGCGTCAGCGTGAAGAAGCGTTGAAATTTGCTCAAGGTGTGCAGGCCGAGTCAAACAGCCTAAAAAGCCGCATGGATGCTTTGGACACTAACTACGTCAACGAATACACAAATC